GCTCCTGGCTCAGCACCGCCAGGGCAGCGGTATAGATCTCTGTCCCGGTCATCTCATCCCCTCCTTTTCAAAAAACGGCCGGGAGAAAAGCTCCCGGCCGTCCCTGGGCCTTCTTCAGCCGCTCACTTTGTCCACATACACACCCATCTTTTTGGCGTCGAAGACAAAGCAGTCGTAGTAATACCGGCCCTCCACCAGGTTGCCGCTGATACCGGGCGGGTCGATGTGCACCTTGGTCTCAGCGATCTTAACAGGAGCACAGGCGGCGTTCTTGTGCACCAGAATGAAGTTGGTATTCACCGGCATGATATCTTCGGGCACCTCCACCACAGGCGCCTCAAAAATATAACCGAGATGGCCTTTGCAGATGGCTTTCAATCCCAGCGTTTCGTTGTACTTGAAGTGCAGGGAGTTCACAAGCGCAGAGAAGATGTCGGTGGTTACAAACCAGGTCCGGTTCGCCAGCGGCACACGATTGTTCAAAAACACCTTCCTTGCCTCACTCATCCGCGCGATCACGTTCTCGGCGGTGATGGCCACATCGGTCTTGGTGGTGCCAGCGGCGGCAGCCAGCTTTTCCAGCTTGTACTTATCCATCATGGGGGTGATCACTTCGTTGATCTGCACACTCAGGAACTTGCCGGCCTTATTGATGTTCTGGTCCTTGGTGTTGCCCTTGTCGATGATACCGGTAAAGCTCTTGTCCTGGGTCATGGTCAGTTCCTGCTTGGTATCCTGCACCTCTTCAGGGGCTCCGTACCGGTTGGAGCCTGCCGTTCTGTCGTAGTCGTTCACCGACACGGTGCCAATGGTGGAAACCACCACGGTCTTGGCGCCCACAAAGCTGTAGTCGTTGCTCAGCCGGCCGTCCACCAGGCTGCCGGCGGTAAATTTCTGCTGGATCTTCTCGGCATATTTGGTTGCCAGATTCACTGCCATATGGTCTTATCTCCTTTCTCACTCATAGGCCAGCCCACTCAGGAATGGGTCGCTCTGGCCCTTGTCCCCGTCCGCGGCGGCGGAGCCGGGGGCGGTCTTTTTGTTTTTCTCTCCCGCTTTCAGGGCAAGCAGCTGCGCCTGCAGCTGCTCGTTGTCGTGGGCCAGCTGGGCCTGTACCGGGCTCATGCCGGCGCTGATCCGCCGGGCCACGTCCGGGTCCAGCTTGCCCTTGGCCGCAATCTCGGGGTAAGCCTCCACATAGTCCATCCACTGCTTGCGGCTGGCCTCGTCGGCCTGTCGCTCCTGGCGCGTCCGGTCCTGCCGGCTCTTTTCCTGGCGCAGTTCCAGCAGCTCACGGGCCTCGTTCTCGGGCATCCCCTTGTCGGTCAGCTCCCGCAGGTCCTTGGCGCTCAGCTGTCCCTGGGCCTGAGTGATGTACTCTTCCAGGCTCACCCCTGCCTCCTGGGCAAACCGGCGCAGCAGGTCAGCGGCAGGCAGGGCCTTCTGGGCCTCGTCCAGCCGGCTCTTCACATGATCGTAATTCATGCCCTTCTGAGCCAGCTGCAGCACTTCCTCCTCGCTCTTTTCGATGTCCTGGCCGTTGAATCGCAGCTTCAGCATCCGCTTTTCCGGCTCTTTGGCCTGACTTTCGGCCTGCCCCTGTTCGGCGGTCTCCTCTGCCTGGCTCTCGTCCTGGGATTCCTGATCTTCCCCGGGGTCGTTGGTGTCACCGTCCCCAAACAGATCAAATCCTTCTTCCAGCACTTCTTCCTCCCCGGTGTCCGGGGTCATGTCCAGGTTCTCTTCCATCTCTATCCCTTTCTGCCGTTGGTGTCCCGGCCTTCGGTTCTTTAAAGCCGTTGGTGTCCCGGCTTTTCAGCATATTGGTGTTTCTTCGGCCGCCCCGGTATTTTCCGGGCGCCGTCGTTCCTCTTTTCGGGGGGCGTGGTTCTTTCCGCCCCGTAGTCCTGCGGTGTCCCGGCTCAGTTTCGGGCCCCGGCCACTTCCTCCTCTGGCCTTACCACTCGCTCGGCCACTTCCCGGCTATAGTTCCGGCACTGCTTGTTCACGCACTTGTAGTGCAGGTGCAACCCGTCAGCGGCCTTCAGGACCATGTACATCCGAGGCTCCGCCCGGCATCCCGGGCATTTCGGTTCCTGTCCCATTCTTCTGTGCCCCCTCTCTTTTCTGTCTGCCTCTCATCCGGCGGGGTCTCCGCCCTGCCCCATGGCCTGCATCCCGGCCAGCATCTCAGCCTGCTGCTTCTCCTGTTTCACCTGCCTGATCAGATCGCCCTGATTGCGGATATACCCCTTGGGGATGCTCTCCAGATACAGCACCGGGTCGTTGATGATCCCGCTGCGGAACAGGTTATCCATGGTATTCACCTGCATGATCTCGCTCCAGTAGGTGCTGGCGCCGATATCCACATTCAGCTTCAGGTCCAGCTCCTCAAGGCCGGCGAAATCAAAGAGGGTCACCAGATCCTGTCCCTGCTCGTCCTGGCCCAGGCGCACATACCGCAGGCCGTAATTTTCCCGCATCATCTCCAGCCAGATCCGCACACTGTCCTCCACCAGCTCGTAGAAAGCCATCTTCTGCAGCTCCAGGGGCATGGCTGTGGCCTTCTGGGTGGCCACAATGGCACTGGTGTTGTCGGGCTTGATATTGCCCAGGCTTGCGTCGCTGGCGCCCATGGTGTCCCGGGTATCCTGGGCCACCTGTTGAATCATCTGCAGCACCTGGGCGCTCATATCGGGCACCCGCAGCCCCTGGCCGACGGCAACGTTTGGATCACCCTGTACCGGGATAGCCTCTCCCACCCGGTTGGTCCACCCGCCGGGCAGCATGGCCTGGTTGTAGGCCACTTTGGGGAAAGCGCACATCATCACATGGCGCATGGCCATGGCGTACAGCTTGTTGATAAAGATCTGGTTGGGGATCAGTCCGGCGATGGCGCCCTTGCCGTGGCATTGGTTTTTCACCTTCTCCCAGGGCATCCAAACCAGGGGATAGCGCCGGTACCCGGTATCGGCGGGCTTTCGCAGCACACACTGGCGGCAGACCTCGGTGTGATGTACGGTGCCGTTCTCCTTCCAGTACTTGCGCAGCACCGTCACCTTTCCCTTTTCGTATTCGGTGTTCACGCCCTGCTCTGCCTCGTCTGGCTGGATGCTCTCCCATTCCTCCACTCCCTGGTTCTGGGCCAGCTGCCGGGCCTCGGTCAGGTCCATTCGGTAGCGCAGGATGATCCAGGGCTGGCGCTCCACCTCGGGGCTCTGGGCGTTGCCGAAAAAGACGTTGTAGTTTTCCAGCAGCTCAGCCCGGATCTCGCCGGGCGTCTCGTCCAGATTTCCTTTCAGCCGGCCCTGGCTGGCCTCGGTGTCAAACCAGTAATGGAGGCAGCAGTCCCCGTCCACCGCCGCGTCCCGGATAGCCTGTCGCAGTTTGGGGCGCAGCTTGGCGTTCTCCATCACCTGGTCCAGCTGGTCCTCCAGCATCCGCAGCACCGGCTGGGCCGCCGGGTCCCGGTCAAAGGTCTCCAGGCTGATGCCGATATCGTCCGACACGATAGAGGCCACAAAAAAGGTTACCACCCGCCGCAGAATGTTCATCACAGGCTTGTCCAGGTCCTTTGCCTCGCAGCCCTTCCACTGGTCACCCACGAAAAAGTCCTCGCACTGCTGCACGGTGTCAAACAGGTCCAGCCCTTCCTTGTAGGAAAGCCCATCCTCGTACTCTCGCCAGATCTTGTCTGCTTCCAGCCGGATCTTCATCTGGTTTCCTCCTTCTGCGGCCGGCCGGTGTAACTCAGCAGCTCATCCCAGGCCTTTCTCCTGCGGGCCTGCTGTTCTTCCTCCCCCGGGTCGGGCGGGTGCTGGGTGCGGTATTCCTCCAGCGCCTGCCGGGCCAGTTTCTCCCTTTCCAGGGCCTCGTCCAGCTTTCGGCGCAGCCGGTCCTGCTCTTCGGCGGCCTCTTTCAGCCGCTTTTCCCGGTCTTTCACCATCTCTTCCAGCTTTTTGTTCAGCTTTTGGGATATATCCAGCAGATCTTTTTTACCTTCCAGTTCTCGCATCGCCTGATCCAGGCGGCTCTTCTTCACCAGCATCCTATCCTCCTTTTTCTGCCGTATACAGGCATCTCGTCCCCAGCTTTTGCGCCTGGCTGCCCTCTCAGCTTATACTCGTCCGCCCTCTCAACTTGCGCCCGGCAGCCCTTTCACCGCCCAAACTCCAAAAAACTCAGGGTTTCCCGGTACTCATCCTGTTCCTCCCACTCCTCTTCCCGCCGGGGCGGGTCTGCGGGGGCTGGCCTGCCGGCCAGCAGGTAGCGGATGGCGTCGGGCCCATGGGTAAATTCATGGGGCTCGGTGTCCACGTCGCTGGGGTCCTTCTGGCTGTGGATCAGCATAGGCAGGCTGCCGATCAGGTTTTTGCAGCTCTCAAAAATACGCATCCGTGGGGTTCCGTCCTCCCGGATCTTCAGCCATTCTTTCAATTCCAGCCAGCCGGTCACCCGGTCATTGGACGCCCGGATCAGATAGATCCCCTGTCCGGCGAAGGCGTCGGCCACGGTAAAGCCGGTGTCCTGGCGCCGGTTCCACATATCGGGCGGGGCAAAGCATCCGTCCAGCATCTCGGCCCCGGTCTTTCGCCGGGCCAATTCGGCGGCCTCGCTCATCCGCAGGTTGGGCTGGTACACCTCCCGGTAGATCCAGCAGTCTCCCTTCTCATCCATGGCTGCCCAGTACCCGGCAAACATATCCAGGCCGTAGTCCATGGCAAAGTACCGCCGCCAGTGCTGTGGGATGATAAAGGGCGGGCAGGTGTGTATCCCCACCGCGAATTCCGGGAAATACTGCCCCTCAAACACGTCCCAGCTGCCCGCCAGCCAGGCCTCCCGCTTGCCGGGGGGCAGCTGCTCCAGCCGGGCCACATAGTCCGGGTCCTTTTTCATCAGGGCGGGGTTATCGTACACCGTCGCCCGGATGAACTCATACTCCTCCGGCTTTTCCCCGGGTCGGTAAACCTTGTCCACAAACAGCCTTTTCACCCAGGCATGGCCCACGCCGCCGGGGTTGCAGGTCAGATATACTCTTTTGGGCATCCGATTCGCGCCCCGCAGGCTGGCCAGCAGGGTCAGGTATTGGTACTCGGTGATCTGGGTGGCCTCGTCCAAAAAGATCACATCGTATTCAATGCCCTGATACCGCAGCAGATCCTTGTCGCTCTCCAGGTATCCGCACTCGATCCGGCTGCCTCCGGCAAAACGGAAAGCGTTTTCGGCCTTGGCGTAGTCCACTGCCCCGGCCCGGATAAAAGGGGCCAGGTCCTCCAGCATGGGCAGCACATGGTTTTTGTACACTTCCCCGTAGGTGTGCCGCACCAGCAGGATGCGGATTCCCCGGTAGTTGAAGGCCAGCAGCTCGGCCTTGCGGCGTGCGGCCCAGCTCTTGCCGCCGCCCCGGGCGCCTCCGTAGGCCACGAATTTCTTTTCGCTCAGCAGGAATTCCTTCTGTTTGGCATTGGGCTGCTCCATGGTGAAGGCCACATTACCGGGCATAATCGGCCACCTCCCCCTCTATGCGGAAGGTGAAGCCCTCCGCCGGGTCCTCGCCCTCCCCCAGCATCTGGCCGGCCCGGGCGGTCACGGCAGTCAGGGCCCGCAGGTAGTTGGCAGCAGCGAAATCTCCCATGGGCCTGTGCCGTTCCATGGTCCTTTTCAGCCGCTCCTGTTCCTCCGGATCCAGGGGCAGGGCCGGGGCTTCTCTCCCTTCACTTACCCCGTCCGCCTCATCCAGCCGGGCCACGGCGCTATCGTAGATTTCGGCATCCCTCTGGCTGCTCTCCAGCCGGCGGCGGATGTATTCCACGCTCACCCGGGCGCCGGCGGCCGCATTGTGGTTCAGGGCCCGCAGGGCATCCCGCCGGGCGTCGTCAAAAAGGCTTTGGGTCTGGCCCGGTTCCTTTTTGCGGGCAGCTGCAAGCCAGGAGCGCAGAGTGCTTTCCGGCACTCCGTGCCGCCGGGCCACGGCACACAGGTTGTTTCCCACCAGCAGGTCCGCCAGAGCGGCAGTCTTTACCTCTTCCGGCCACTTGGAGCCCTTCCGGCTGCCCGCTACCGTGTTTTTCCGGTATTTTCTCTTCTTCGGCCCATCCTGCGGCATCCTATCCCTGCCTTTCCCGTTCCTTTCCGCCTTCCGGCTATGCTGCTCTTTTCTCATTCTTTCTCTCAAAGTAGCACGTTGTTGTCAACCCTTTCTCAAATTCGTAAACTTTCCTTTTCCCTCGCGCGCGGTAAGGTTCTGTTTTGCTTTTGCTTCTCTGTCAGGTGCGAAGTTTCGCAAAAAAATAAGCCATCCCCCAAAGGATGGCATAGCAAAGCAGGCCCCGGCTCACACCGTGCCTTCTCTCCAGAATTTGCAGTACAGGCTCCACTGGGCAGTGGTCTCGTTCCAAACCGGCACGCAGCATTCAAAGCGCCAGCCTGGCCACATCTTCTCCCAAAACTCCCGGTCATCCACCCGTTCCCGGGCCATCCGGTCCAGGCGGCTTTGGCTCTTCACCCGGCTGTCATTGGGCCGTGGGCGCACCGGCTGGCGCAGGCCCCGGCTCTGGTGCCAGCGGTGGCGGCGGTTCGGGTATTTGGTGATGTAGCGGGCCAGGGCCTCCAGGCTCTCATGGTCCGGCTGCAGCCTGTCAGCCCGGGCAAGCCCCAGCCGGCGGCCCTGCCGGTCGCTCCACAGATCCTCGATCTCCTCCCGGCTTAAAGCGCAGCGCAGGATCACATGGTGGTGGGGGCGCACCGCCTTTCCTTCGTCCCCCTCGTCCCGGTATTCGGTCACGGCTATGTAGGCGGGGGCCGGCATCCCTTTCTTTCGGCACCGGTAGGCCAGCCGGCGCAGGTATCGCATCAGGATCCGGTCGGCTTCCTCCCCACCGGTCAGGTGCTCCCGGTCATAGGTCAGGCTCAGATGCAGGTCTCTGCTGGTAAAGTTAGTGTTCACCAGCTGCACCAGATGTCGGCAGGCATTACGGGCGTTTAGTTTTTTCTGCACCAGCCGGCTGGCCCTCTCCCTCTTTGCCCTGGCGGTGGCCCGGTGCTCTGCCTCGCTGATGCTGAAATAGTCCACTTCCATGTATCGGCTGCCGCACAGATGCCGCTGCTCCCGTACCCTTCTCATCTCGTCCCCTCCCTTCGTTCTGAATTTAATACCCCATACAAGCCCGGCAGCGGGCCCGGCGCCCCCCTGTTGGGAAGGCGCCGCCGCGCCGCGGCCGGCCCGCCTGTATTCTTCAGCTTTCCCGATGCCTTTCCATTTCCTCCATGGCCACAAACCGGCCATAACTCAATGGCTTTTGCCCCTTTTGGGCTCTGCGCTCGTTCTCCACATCCAGCCTGTACAGCACCGCCTCCAGGCTGCTCGGTTTTGTTCCCTTCGGCGGTTTCTTTGGCCTTCCGCGCGGCGCCACCGACTCCACGGGCGGCAGCACCAGCACCCCGTCCTCTCTGCGCCGCGCCCCTTCCATCTGCCCTCTGGGCAATTCCTCCAAGGTGATCCTGTCCCTCACCGTCTTTCTGGTTTTTCTGCAATCCGGGCAGTACACGCACTTGCTCTTTGCCCGGAACTCCTGCCCGCAGGCTGTGCAGATCTGTATCATCTGTTGCATCTTTTTCTCCTGTTTGGCTTTGCTTCTTTTCAGGGCTTCTTTTCGCCTCTTTGCCCGGCATTCCGGGCAGTATCGGCTCCGCCCGCCGGGCGGCAGCAGGCGTCCGCACTGTTCGCATCTTCTCTCTTCCATATTTTCCCCTCCCGCAGAGCAACCGCCTTCTCCCGCACCAGCTTGTCGATCACCCTGCCCGGGTCCCGATATCCGGCCGCAGCGGCCAGGTGCTCCAGGTGATACAGGGTCTGGGCAGTCACCATGCAGTGCAGCCGCCTAAGGTTTTTCTTTTCCATCTTCTTCCTCCCAGCTCCACAGCAGATCTTCTTCTTTTTCCTCCGGGTCACTGTCCAGCTTCACCAGCAGGCAGACCGCCACCCCGGCCCCCACCAGAATACCTCCCAGAAACGACCACAAAACGCTCATGTTCTCCCCCTTTTCATCACGTCCGCCAGAGCCTGCTCCCTGGCTCTGGCCAGTTTCTCCGCCTGATCTTCCCGCCCCTGGCGGCGAAGCTGCTCCAGGATCTCTTCCATTTCAGAGATGCATCTTTGCAGCTGCTCAAACAGCATCGCAAATCGTCCGGTCTGACGATCCGAGGCCACTTCCTGCTCTTTTTCCGCTCTTTGCCGGTCTGCCAAGGCATCCTGGGCAGCCTGGCTCCGGCCCCGCGCAAGCCCTTCCTCCCGTGCTGCTTCTACCTTCCGGAACATCTCTTCGTCCCGGCTTTTCAGCATCTTTTGCGCGTCTTTCGCTTTTTGCCGTGCCTCTTTCGCCTTTCTTTCGGCCTCTTGCCGGGCTCTGCGCTCTTCTTCCAGCCTTCCGGCCATCTCCACTCTGGCAGCGTCAGCGGCCTGGCTCTGTGCCTTGGTCACCTCTGCTTTGGCTTCCTCCCAGGCCTGGCGCCTCGCCTGGGCTGCCTGTTCTTCCACCCGATTGGCCACCCGCTGCTCCATCTCTGCCACGGCCTGCTCATACAGCTTTTTGTAATTGGCCTCCTGGGCCTTGGCGTCCTCCAGCTCCTCGGCAAACATGCTCAATTGCTGCCCCTGGTCGTTGGCCCTCTTCACCAGGGCCTCCACCTCGGCCACGCTCATCCCCGCCAGATCATGCTCCCGGGCAAATTCCACCCGATCCGGCCCTGTGATCTGGCTCAGCAGCTGCAGCTTGGTGATCCCCAGCCCGGCATTCTGCTCCATCAGCTGGGGGCCCAGTCGTTCCAGTGTAGATATGTAGGTGTAAGCCTGCCGCTGGCGCAGCCCTACCCGGCTCTCCACATACTCCTCAAAGCTCTCGCAGCCCAGCCTGCTGTAAAGCCTGCGGTCCCGCATCTCCTTCAGTCGCCGGGCAAACTCCACCAGGCTCTGGGCCAGCACCTGCCCTCCGGCCAGGATCTTCCCGTGCAGGCTCATGGCCTCAGCCAGTTCCTGGTCGATCTGTTCTTCGGCCACTTCGGCCAGACTGGCGGCTCTGGCAGATCTGCCTTCGGCAGCAGGTCCGGCCCCTGTCTGATCGTCAAGGCCAGAGTAATCAAAACAGGTCGAGCCATCGATTCCAACAGGATCGTGCATGGGTGCAGCGCCCGTCGGCTCTTTGCTGCTTGCAACGGGCGCCGCCGTCGTATCTGCCAAACCCGACACTCTGGGGATATCCGCAGTTTTTGCGTCCACAGCAATGGCTGCACCCGAACAAGTAGGGTTTCTGGGCGGGCACTCTTCGTTTGGCGCAATACACCCCACCCCGTTGTCGGACTTATCGCAGTGTGCCTGCGGGCAGTCCTGGTCATCGCATTCGGGGCACCAGCAGTCATTGCAGGGGAAATCCTCCGTGTCCGCCTCTGTCGGCTCCAGGGCGGTGGCGTATTCCCGCTCTGCCAGATGCAGGTCTGTCCCTGTCTGATCGTCAAAGCCGGAGTAGTCAAACCCAGCCGGGACGTCCTCGGCCTCCGGCTTGTCCGCTTCAGTGGTCGGGACCCACCTGCTCCCCTTTGCTTGGGACGCCAAAGCTTCTTCCATCTTCTCACGAATCGAGATGCCGGCAATGGCCAAAGGCGGCCAAATTTCAAACGTGGCGCTGCTACTGGGGTCTCTGAACTCCACATGATAAAGGCCCTCATTATCCGGCTCAGGGCTGACCCGGTAAAAACAGCCGTTTCTTGGGTCCTTGTAGATCATGCGCTCCTCCTTCTTGTGGGCCTTTGCCTTGCCTGTCTTAATGGCAGCCAGGATATGGGCCTTTTCCTCTTCCGGGGTCATGTCCAGTCGGGCCCCGCTGTCGTCAAAGAACCGGCGCAGCAGCGCAGCCTTGGCGGCAATCCCCTTCTTGTTTTGGGCACAGGTGATGCTCATCCGGTACCGACCGCTGCTGCAGTATTCAACCGCCCGGATATTGTCCAGGGAAAATCTGCCATGCAGCTCCCCGCCCGGATATGTCTCCCTGATCCAATCGCTTACCCGGGCCAGGAAATCAAAATCCAGGCCGGCAATGTAACAGCCGCATTTGTCCGTGATGGCTCCGGCGAACCGGGTCGCATATTCCAGATCCTTCGACATCCGGCATTCATAGCCCTGGACATCCTGCACATATCCTTTCCCGGCAACATACTGAAACGGCCCCCAGGGCAGCAGGTACGGGCAGCCTTCGCATCCGGCGGTGTCCCGGTTGCCGGTGTTGTCTGCGTTCGTGCTTTTGCTCACGATACGGCCGCACTTACATTTATACATGGTCATTCAGACCGCTCCTCTTCTTTTTCCCTCGTTTTCCCGAGGCTTGTGCATCTCAAAAATTTTCTGCCGGATCTCGGCCGAAAGCACCTTGTCATACCGGCCCGCCCGGACGTTGCCCAGCCATCCCCAAACGGTCGATATTTGGATGCCGGCCTCCTTGGCCGTCTGGCTGGCCGTCCAGCCGTTGCGGGCCATGTCGGTGATCAGTTCCGCTCGCCTGGCGAGAGGCAGCACCGTGGGCTTCTTTCTGGGCCGTCGGGGCGGGAACTGGAGCTCAAGCCCAAGCAGCTGGGCGATGTCCTCCGGGGTGCAAAGGCATTCTTGTGCCAGGATGGCCAGCTGCTGCATAGTGGGGTTGGCCCGGTAGCGGCCTTGTATATAGGCCAGATCATCCCGGTTCATCGTGCAGCCTCCGCAGCGGCAGCCGCAAGGCCAGCCTCAAATCCAAGCTGGAAGTGACGCATCCGATCGATCATGTCGGCCAGGGCATCCAAATCACTCGGAGACAACGCTCTGTAGTGGTAAGCCTCATCCCAGAGGCACTGTGCGCCCTCCACCGCGGAGTAAAGTTGATTGGCCCGCTCAGCCAAGATTTCCATCGAGGGCGCCTGCTTTTCTGCAGCTCTTTTTTTACCGCTTTCTTCGGCTTGCGCATAAGCAGCGGAACTCCGGCAGGGCAATGGCGGCACATCCAATACACCAGGAGCATTCTGCGGCACATCTGCGGCCGCATGGGTAGGGTTTTCAGCCGCCTCCGGGTAATCCAAAAATTCCTGCCGCGTTTTCCTTGCCTGGGCCACCCACTTGCGTATGGTCACCGGATTCATGCCGTATTTTTCGGCCACCGCCACCTGGGTCATCCCCTCCAGCAGCACATCCTTCACGGCCGCCTGTCGGATCTCCGGGTCAGCCCGTCTGCGAATATGCTTTGCCTGTACTTCCGGCTTTTTCTCCAGATCCAGCGCCCGGGCGATATCCTCCTGGCCGCAGGCGTGCAGCTGTGCCACTCGCTCCAGCCTGTCCTCTGTCCCCAGGTCTCCGTTCCGCTTCCAGTCTTCCCGGATCTCGGCCAGCTCCTCCGGGCTAAATGCTTTTTTCATTTCCGGTCTCCTTTTTCATGCCGCATCACCACGGACTGCACTACCAAATTGTCGTTGATCTCCCTGCTGCACTTCAGCAGTACCCTCTTTTCCTCCTCCGCCACATCCACCATATACACACTTTTCAGCCGGTCCAGGGCGGCGATCACCGCCGGCTGCAGCATCTTTGGATACTGTCCGATCAGTCTGTTGATCTCCTGCATGAGCTCCCCAGTACAGTCCACTACGGCCCTCACGCTCTCGTTCCAGCTTTCCGCTTCCAGGATCCTTTTCTGATATGGTCTGTAATCCATCTTTTTCCTCTTTTCTCTATCCCTGGTTTCCCATGTTCTTCACTCGGTCCACCGTCTCAAAATGCTGTTCCAGCAGCCGGCGGGCGGCAGGGGCCATCAGTTCCAGCTCAAAGCAGGTCCTGGCCCGGTCGCTGGGCGCCATTCCGTGGGGGCCCTGCTCATTCAGCCAAAGCTGGTACAGGGCCCCCACCGCCGGGTGGTTCAGGTTCATCATGTAATAGGCCACGCCCGGCCGCCGGGCGGCCATGCTCCGGCGTTCCTCCAGCACTCTCTCGGCCAGCTCTTCCGTTTTCATTCCGCCCGCCTCCCTTTCTTCACCTCCATGGCCACCTTTGCCCGGAAGTCCCTCCACAGGCAGGGCCGGTCCAGCTCCTCATCCGGGTATTCCATCATCCGGTGGATCGCCTCGATATACAAAAGCAGCTTGTCCCGCATGGTCAGGGCCCATCTGGCGTGCCCGGGCTGGGTCTCTTCCAGCAGCTCCAGGGCCCGGGTCTCCTCGCCCAGCGCCTTCAGCACCCGGTCTCTCTCCGGTTCCTCCAGGTCCTCCCAGGCCTTCATATGCGGCCAATACTCCCCCAGCCCCAGGCCCTCCCTCTCGGTG